CAAACCCAACTGGACAACCGAATCCACAAGGAGGGCAGAACGGAACGACAAGAGTAATAGTAGTGGAATCGGATATTAGGAGAGTAACAACAAGGGTTGATGCAGCCGAAAGATTTGCTACCTTTGGGAATTGAACGTTTCATAATTTAGGTTTGACCCCGTGCAGAGATGTACGGGGTTTTTGCATACTTAGCCTTATTCTACATTTTAAGGCATGGAGTTACCCCTTTACAAACTGACAATAGACGAGGAAAGCGAGGGCGTTGATTACGTTGCGCTTACCGATATGCCAGCAATCGAAAGAAACTTTCAGGCATTCTCACAAAAACAACGATTCAAAGAATCCGCTAAAAGAGTTATATCAGGTGCTTTGATGTTAGCCGATGTGCCTATCTACCGGAACGATTCCAAAATGGGAGAGTACATGGTTGTATTTGATAAGGACACCGTGTATAAAATCGTTCAAAAGTTCTTTAAGCAGAACGCTACCCAAAACGTAAACGCTTATCACCAAACGCCAATCGAAGGCGTGTTTATGTTTGAGAGTTATATTATAGACCGAGAGCGTGGAATCAACCCACCGAAAGGATTTGAGGATGTAACCGATGGTAGCTGGTTTGGTTCTTACAAGGTAGATAACAACGAGGTATGGGATGCCTTTGTGACTACCGGCAAATTCAAAGGCTTTTCGGTTGAAGGTATGTTTGGGATGGAGAAAGTAGAAGATGCCATCGAAGTAGAGATGCACCGCCTTGAAAAAGCCATTGACCTTTTTTGCAAACAATTTAAACTTTAATATTTATAAGCAATGAACATCCTTGAAAAATTGCAAACACTAAGAGCAGCTTTCGAGCAAGCCTCTTTGAAATTCGCTGACTATATGCTCGGTGAATTGACTGTGCGTATCGAAGGAGAACCAGTAGTAGGTACTGCTGTAACTCTTTTAGATGCCGATGGAAACCCCCTCGATGCTACGGGCGAACACGTAATTCCTGAACTCGGAACTATCGTAGTTGCAAACGGAGTAATTGAATCAATTACCCCTATGGTAGTTGAAGCTGAAGAAGTACCTGAAGAAGCGGTTGAAGAAATCGTTTCCGTGGTAGAAGCAATTGCACCCGAAGCACCAGCCGAAGTGGTAGCTGCTATTTCAACCGAAGTAGTTGGCGAGATCATGGAAAAGCTGGATGAGATGGCGAGCGAACTTGTTGAGCTGAAAAAGAAAATGATGGCTGGACAAGAGCGTGAGAAGTCAATGTTTCAACTAATCGAAGCACTCGCAGAAGAACCAACCGTAAAAGAGCAGAAAGTAATGTTCGGTCAGTTCAAGAAAGACGAAGTAGGCAACCTAAACAAAGTTGCATCAATCCTTAAAAACTTAAAAACTAAATAATCATGGCATACAATTTTGGCAACTTAGCCGTTTACACCGAGCAGCAGTCACTTCCACTTGTAGTGAAGTCATTGTTCAGCGCAAAGAGCGCATCTATTTTGACACCAATGACTGGTATCAAATCTTCTAAGTCAGTTAACCTTATGGACACCGATGCGGTATTCCAAAGCGGTGACAACTGCGGTTTCACAGCTTCAGGTACAACTACCTTCAGCAACCGTAGCTTGACCGTTGGTCGCATCAAAGTGAACGAGGCTATCTGTCCTAAGAAACTTGAAGAATATTGGATGCAAACACAGCTTCCTATCGGTAGCCGTTACACATCTATTCCTTTTGAGCAGCAGTACGCAGAGTTAAAAGCAGGTAAGACAGCCGAGCAAATCGAAACTGCAATTTGGCAGGGCGATACCGCTTCAGGTAACACCAACGCAAACACGAACAAGTTTGATGGTTTCATCAAGTTAATCAACGCTGCTTCAGGTTCTACCGTATCAGGTAACACCGGTGCTGTTTCAGGTATCACTAACGCTAACGCTTTCGCAGTTATGCAGGGTGTTTACAACCAAATCCCTACAACTATCCTTGACAAAGAGGATTTGAAAATCGTTTGCGGTTGGGACACATTCCGTAAGCTGGTTGCAAACTTGACTAACTTGAACTTGTTCCATTACAACCCAAGTGTGGATGCAGCAGGCGAAGTAGTTCTTCCTGGTACTAACGTAACCGTAGTAGCTTTGAATGGCTTGAACGGAACAAACCGCATCTTTGCAATGCGTTTGTCAAACATGTTCTTCGGAACGGATTTGTTGAACGAGGACGAGCGTTTCGAAATCTTCTTCGCAAAAGAAGCTGACGAGGTGCGTTACGTTGCCGAGTTCAAAGCTGGTGTTCAGTTTGCCTATGCGACTGAAATCGTAAACTTCATATTAGCCTAATTCAATGGGGAGGGTAACACCTCCCCTTTACTAACCTCTTAAATAAATACAAATATGAGCTGTGCATTGACACAAGGATATACTTTAGGATGTCGCGATTCAGTCGGTGGCATTAAGGAGGTTCGTTTCATTGAATTTGCTAACGTAACTGGTATCGCAGTAACAAGTGGAAATGTCGTTTCAGGCATTACCACTTCAGGTTCTACCAAGTTTTGGAAGTACGATTTAACCAAGCAAACCTCACAATTCACGGAAACCGTTACCCCATCAATGGAGAACGGCACGATTTTCTATCAGCAAGACCTTCAGATAATCTTAAACAAGATGACCGCTGCCCTTCGTAACGAACTGCGCCTTTTAGGTCAGAACAATTTGATTGCGATTGTAACTGATAGAAATGGTAACTACTGGATGCTCGGAAGCCGTAATGGTTTGGAGTTATCTGCTGGAACTGGTCAAAGCGGTACTGCCTTCGGAGATCGTAACGGCTTTGACGTTACCTTTACCGCAATGGAAGAACAGCCGATGTTTAGCGTACAAGCAAGCATCATCGCTGCGCTTACTAACGTATAGTGCTTCGTTGTCGTTAATCAAGCACGGGCGCATCCTAAGGGGTGCGCCTTTTTTTGTGTTTATACATTTACTATTAAACGACAATGAAAATAGCATTAATCCACAACATCCAAAGTACGGGTTCGGCACTCTACCGACTTGAGCTCCCACACGCTCACTTAGATGCAGCGTACAAAGGTCTTACGTTTTATTCAGCACCTGACCCCTTTAGAATATCCGATGAATCCTTCGAGCAGATGGACATCGTTTTAGTCAGTAGGATGTGGGGCGAAACACCCGAACAAATTAAATGGCTTCGAGATAAGTGTAACCAGTTTAATGTGACTTTGATTTTAGACCTTGACGATTATTGGGTGCTGGAATCAGGACACCCGATGTTTTCTATTTATAGAGAAAGAAACATATCTAATATGATTCGTGACCACATTAGAGCAGTTGACCACGTTATCTGCACGAATGCATATTTAAAAGAAAAGGTATCTATTCTAAACCCGAACGTTTCGGTAATTCCAAACTGCACTTATTTAGGTTACGAGCAGTACAAGATTAAACCCGAACCGAGTGAGTTCGTAAGGTTTGGCTGGTTTGGTGGTGCGCAGCACTACGAGGACATTATCTTGATGGAATCGGGTATGGGCATCCTTGCAGACGATCGTTCGTTAAATGGCTTGTATCGGCTGTATTTAGGAGGCTGGAACGAAAACCCAATGTACGAAGCGTATGAAAGGGTTTTTACCAGTAACGGCAAGCAAGAGAACTACGGCAGAATAGAAGCTGCGGATATCTACTCTTATGTCGGTGGCTATAACTTTGTGGATGTTTGTTTAGCACCTTTGCGAGATACGACCTTCAATAGATGCAAAAGTGAGTTAAAATTAGTCGAAGCTGGCACGATGGGTAAAGCTATAATAGCTTCCGATGTTTACCCTTATAACACTATAATCGACCACGGCTTAAACGGCTTTTTAGTTCGGGAGGCACGCAGTAAAGATTGGCACAAGTATATGAAAACTTTAATCCACGAAAAGGACTTGCGTTTGACCTTGGCAGCCAATTTAAAAGAAACAATCGAAACGGAATTTAATATAGATTATTGGGGCGCAAAAAGGATGGATTTGTATCATTCGCTTCGGTGATACATTTACCTTTAAGATGCTTTACCTACTATCTAACCAGTCGAATGAAATCGTAGTCACTTGGAGTGACCGATGCACGACCACATTCCCCTTTGAGGGGTGGGCAGCCTACCAGCTAAGATGTAACGAAGATGGTGCGCTTCCAGCGGAGGTGACTTGCGGAATAGATAGATACGCAGAGGCGTTGTTTATTCCTTCGGTTTTTGAGTTTGAGTTGAGGTCAATGGCAACAGCCGAAACTACATCTTTTAGCATTTTACGCTCGTCTAATCAATCTCAAGGCTTAAGTAGATACGACAAGTTTAGTATTTCAGTTGGTGATTTATCCAAAGGTCAATATACCTACACAGCATACGAGGGAGATATAGCCTTAGTAGAAACTGGTCTTGCTTATATCCAAATGGGTGAGCAAGCCTTTGTGAGCGCAACAAATACAATCACTTACGCAGAGCCATCGACTGGCACGTTTGATAACACCTTTGACTATACCTTTAACTAATGGGACAACTACTTACCGATGCGCTTGTCATCAAAAACGAAACAGCACAAGGTGCAAACACCGCAACGAGAGTTGGCACGTGGATGCAAAATTGTGCGATACAAGTCGAGGATTCGCCGAGTGCGCTTAACTTTTTTGACTTTGCATCTTCAGGAACTACCACTTTAACGCAGGATGTATGGTCACCGCTTAACGCTACCATTACAACTGGATTCAATAGAAATGGATTAAGCGTTAACGCTTCGGGTCTTGTTACCTATACTGGTGATTTAAAGTATTTTAGAACGAGCGCAATTGTTGCTGTAATCGGGCAGTCAAGCAGAAAGATTCACGTTGCTATCTTTAAAAATGCAGAGTTGTGGCCTTGCTCGGAGTTTGTATCGGTTATTCCTTCGGCTAACGAGGTGACTATTCCTTCGCAATGCGTAGTGCCTTTATCTTCAGGTGATACGATTCGGATGTATGTTAAATGCTCAAGCCACGCTGTCACGCTTACCTTAGACAATTTAAACGTTATCATCAATGAGTTCTAAAAAACCTTTCGCCTTTTCGTGGCAAGGCTACCAGCATAAAGTGCCTTTGTTTATCGAAAACAAAAGCCAGCAATGGGTATCTTATGGAGTTGAAAACGACTACCCTAATTATCTCTTGAATCTTTACCGAAGGTCAGCAAAGCACAACGCCATCGTGAATGGTAAAGTTGGTTACATCGTTGGTAAAGGATGGACATCGGAAGAAGAAACACCTGCTGCCAAAGCCTTTTTGGATTCGCCTACGTTCCCGAATGCTTACGACTCAATGAACGACTTAACCCAAAAGCTTACGTTAGATATGGAAATCTACAACGGCTTTGCTTTAGAGGTTACTTGGAGTAGAGGTGGGGGGATTGCAGAGATTTGTCACGTGGACTTTCACAGAGTTCGTGCGGACAAGGATGAGAAGATGTTTTATGTTTACGATTGGTATGACGAATATGAGGTTAGGCAATTCCCCCAGCTGAACCAAGTAAACCAAATCCCAGCATTCGATCCAGACAATAGAATCGGCAAGCAGCTATTTTATTATAGAGCATACAGCGCAGGGGTTAAGGTTTACCCTTTGCCCGAATATCTTGGCGGTACGGCTTATATCGAACTTGATGTGGAGATTGCTAATTTTCACGTTAATAATATCAAAAATAACTTTTGGGGTTCTTACCTTATTAACTTTCCAAACGGAATACCCACCCCTGAAGAATCGGATGCCATCGAACGGCAGATGAAGATGAAGTTTGGAGGCACGGATAACGCTGGTCGTTTCTTAGTGAACTTTTCGGATAGCCCCGAAACCAAACCCGAACTGACTCCTTTAACTCCAAGTGACTTAGATAAGCAGTTCGATATTCTAAATAAAACCGTACAGCAGGAGATTTTCGTTGCTCACCGTGTTACCTCACCGATGTTATTTGGTGTAAAAACCGAAGGGCAACTTGGAGGCAGAGCCGAAATGGTTGAGTCTTACGAAATCTTCAAAGCTACTTATATTGAGGATCGTGTACAAAGAATCGAGCGTTCAGTAAATTATCTTGCTTCTTTTAATGGAGTGACTGGTTTGAAATTACAGCCAACCGAGCCGATTAGCGAGCAGTTAACCGAGGCTTCATTGTTGCAAATTTTAACCCGTGACGAACTTAGAGAAAAGGCTGGTTATGAGCCTGACCTTACAACACCCGCACCTGCGGAAATAGTAGCACCACAAGAAATGGGCAATAGCGTTTTAGCTGGTTTATCTGCCTCACAGCAAGACAAAATGTTGCGAGTGGTACGCAAGTACTCCAAAGGTGACTTGACTAAGGAGCAAGCGACTATAATGCTTCAAGGCTTCGGTTTACCAGCCGAGCAGGTTGATTTGTTTTTAGGCGAGCCTATGGAGTTTAGTCAAGAGTTTGAAACGTTTGCCGACTACGGAGAGGGTGTAAAAAACAACGCCAAAAGGGGAATCGAACTCAACGAAAAGAATGATAACAAATGCGCTACCCAAACTGGTAAAGTAAGGGCGCAGCAGTTAGCCAACGGAGAGGGCGTATCGTTAGAAACAATTAAAAGGATGCACAGCTATTTGAGCCGTGCTGAAACGTATTATGACAACGCAGACAGCCAAAGCGACTGCGGTTATATTTCGTATCTCCTATGGGGCGGAAAAGCAG